CAGGGCGGTTATGCGTCAACGCTGGTTACTGGTGCAAACTTTAGCGTGTCAGGCTCTGGTAAGTGTAAAAAAGATGATGCAAATCACTTAGCGCTTGTTCAGGCATATTTTGAAAATGCAGCAGGCGACGGTTTGCGTTTATATGTTCGTCTAGCGTTCCCTGATTTAACATTCCGACCATTTTGTGTGATGTCATCTTACAGCCGTACGGGTGACACAACAGACTTTGTCACATTTGACGTGCAATTTGACATTACGGAGTCAAATTACAATACCACGATGGTATCTTTAACCGCAGCGTAAATATCGCTTATTTTAGTGATATAATGACAGTCATTAGGCTGTCATTTTTTTTGGGGTTTTTATGAGACACGACATCGGGCACATTTACGCTGACACGGAGGTTGGGCGATTTGAGTTTTATCCAACGTTTAAAAACATTCGCAAAATATGTGAGCCTGACGAGTTAGCCGAGGTTTTTGCAAACATCAACGGCTCTATACAATCAAAAATAAATGCTTGCCTATCAGCTGGATACAAATCATTAGCTTACAACTACAGCCGTACACTTTACCAATGGTGTGCGCTAATCATGCAATCATGTTGCGATGATGATATCACTCCGCTTGTTGGTAGGATTAAGTGGGAAAAAAGCGCTAAGCACTTTCAGGCTGGCATTATGCCGTTGGAGCACATGGTTGCTGTCTCAAAAATATTATTAAAGCATGGTTTAATCGGTGTTAACAATGCTAGCGGTAAAGACGGCAAAAAGTGCTCAGAGATTGACGTTTACGATTTTGTGCGCATCGCTATGTCTCATCTAGATATGACAGCAGAGCACGCAGAGAACTTAACCAAAACAGAGTTTGACAAGATTATGTCTGTGAAATTTCCTGACGACAAAAACAGTAAAACAAATGGCGCTCCATCCGACGAGGATTATTACGAGGCTATGGCAATGCTGGACAGAATAGAAGCAAAGAGGGCTAAATAATGGCTGACGTGAATTTAGGCTCGATTGGTTACGGTGTCACTGTTGACGATGCCGAAGCGGTAAGCGGCTTAACAAGACTTGGAACGTCTGTAAATAAAGCCGAGGCATCACTTAACAGTTTAACGCCAGCCAGCTCTAAGGCTTCAAAAGCGCTTGACGGCGCTGGTAAGGCTGCAACATCTGCTAGCTCTAAAATAAGCGGTGTTGGCAGAAATGCAGGTCAGGCAGGCATACAAATTCAGCAATTCGTAGGCCAAATACAAGGCGGGCAAGATGCGATGCTGGCGCTATCTCAACAGGGTGCTGACTTAGGCTTTGTGCTTGGTGCTCCACTTGCTGGTGCGGTTATAGGTATTGGCGCAAGTATTGCAGGTTTTCTTATCCCACAACTGATAGGAGCAACGGCAGAGGTAAGAGAGCTTGACGACTCTATCGAGTTGTTAAATGAGAACTTTAACAAGCTAAGCGAAACGCAACAGTCTGTAGCAAAAAACGCCTTGATAGTAAAGTTAAATGAGCAAAAGAAGGAAGCCGCCGCGCTAGCTAAGCAGGTGAACGAGCTGCAATCTGCGTTAATTGCGGCTAGGCAATTACAGTCAAGCAGCCGAGGGTCGTCATTTTTAAACAGCTTGATTGGCGATGATCCAAAAGATGTTGAGGCAGAACTTGTAACAACAAAGGCTGCATTGGCGTCAACGTCGATTGAGATAAAGAAAACCGAAGAAACGATAAAAAGCCTAGGCCAAGATAAAGGTGTTGAATCTAGACTTGCCAGCATTACCGAAAGCCTAACATCTCAAATTATTGCATTAAGAGATGGTGAGGAGGCATCGCTTAGGTATGCGGTTGCTCAAGAGCTTGGCCTTAAAGCTGGTGAAATGATACCTCCAGTCATTGACGCGCAAATAGAAAGCCTAATCAGACTAAAGAGAGAGAAAGCCGAAGAAGTAAAGCTTACACAGGAACGCGCAAGAGAGGAGGCTGCGGCAGCAAAAGCCAACGAAGCGCAAATGCTAAAAGAGCTGGCGAACGAGGCTAAGCTGTTGGAGGCTAAACGCAAGCGTGCCGAGCAGGTAACGGGGCAAACCCAAGGCTTTGCCGATTCAGGTTTAGACCCGCTTGCAAAATTAACGGCCGAGCGAGAAAGACAGCTTGCCATTGTTGCAGAGTATGAAGCGCTTGAGACTGCCAATCACCAGTTGGCTGTAGACGCGCGTGAAGCTATCGATGCGCAATATGAAGCTAATCGTATGGCCGCAGCGGAGCAAAGTTTTGCTATGCAGTCAGAGGGCAATAAGATGCTGATTGACGGGCTAAACTCGTTAAGCGGCACCGTTTCGCAAGTGTTCACTGGCATGGTATCTCAGACGATGACCGCAAAAGAGGCGTTCAGAGGTCTAGCTAATGCCATCCTTAATGATGCGATTAACTCACTCGTTCAAATGGGTTTACAGTATGTAAAAAATGCCATCATTGGTCAGTCTGCGCAATCTGCCGCTGCTGCCGCAAGTGTTGCGTCTGGTGCTGCTGTAGCGTCAGCTTGGGCACCTGCCGCCGCCGCGGTATCGCTTGCAAGTTATGGCGCTAACGCTGCGCCAGCATCAACAGGTATTGCATCTACTTATGCGCTGTCGCAAACTCTATCAACAGCAGGCGCACGTAACTATGGCGGCTCAGTCGGTTACGGCTCAAACTACCAAGTTGCTGAAGGTGGTCGCACTGAGCTTTATATTCCACAAAGCGGCAATCCAATGCTAATGGGCGCAAAGGGCGGTCAAGTCGTTAGCAATAGCGACTTAATGGCCGCAATGAATGGTGGCGGCGGACAAGCTAACATTGATATTCAAATCATCAACCAAGGCACTCCGCAAGAAGTAACAGGGCAATCGCAAGGTTTTGATGAATCAACAGGCAGGCAGTTTATTAAATTATGGGTTGCCGATTTCAACAATAAAGGTCAAACATTTAGAGCCGTAACAACAGGCACAGACGCCAAAGGGAGAACATTCTAATGACAATCGCAACATGGCCAAACCACTTACGCTCATGCGTAACAAGTTCAAAAAGCAGACAGCAAACGCAGGGTTTTACTGTAAGTGACGTGCAAGTTGGGCCTCCATTTGTCGAGCTGATAACCGAAGACACGCCAACATTTTACGACGTGTCATTTAAATTTAACCGCAGTGAGGCTAGAGCGTTTAGGGCGTGGCAAAAGATAAATAACTTTACCAACGCTGGCGGGTGGTTTTATTTGCCAATCCAAATCGAGGAAGGCTTGACGACTCAAGAGGTATTGCTATTGCCTCCAGGCTTTCAATGCACTGGTCAAGAAAATAACGTTTTTAGTTACACAGCATCGGTGATGACGCGTCAAGAGCAAGCGACTGACGACCAGTACCCAGAATCCATACTTGGGTTGTTTGAAAACAATCCGCGCTCAGATTTGACCGAAGCGGCAAACCTGCTTGATATCGCGATTAACGAGAGCTTACCCGAGGCTTAAACCATGACTAGCAGACAGTTTCACGCGCAACAACAAAAGAAAATTACTTACAAAACGTTTGAGATTTATCATCCAGCGATTGGCAGTGTCAGATATGTTAAAGGTCAGTATTACTCAAAAACGTTTACAACAAGTGATAGCGGCGAGGTGACATTTTTACCCGCCGCGATGAAAATAAGTCTGCCCGACATGTCAGAGTATGGCAACCTTTCGATGAAAATCGACTTGGGCAGGGTCGGGTCACAGCTTAAAGAAAAATTGCGCTTGATTGATGACTACAATATTGCGACACCCAACACTGATACAACTAAATTTATCTATCGCGAGTTTGTAGATGGTGTTGAGACAATTAAATTCGATATGTGGGTGGTCAGCTTCGCAATCGAGGGTGACAACGTTGCCATTGTTGCGTCTGATGATAACCCGTCGGCAATCAATGTCGCTCGGACGTACAAAGCGGAGAGCTTTCCCGGTCTAAAGGTGTTGTCATGATTGCGCAGCAGTTTATTGCCGAGGTTATCGGCAAGCCTTGGGTTAACCGTGCAACTGGCCCTGAATCTTACGATTGCTGGGGTCTAGTGATTAAATCGTTTGAGCTTGTCGATAATATTACCCTGCCAACTGTGGCGGGTTATCTAGAATCGCGCACACCAACTCACATCGCAGCAAAGGATGAAATAACACAACCATGGTGGATTGATAGCGACGGCTCAGACGGTGACGTTGCTTGGTATTACGACCACAAAGACAGATTTGTTCACGTTGGACGCGTGTTTTGTGGCGGAGTGCTGCATTGCTCTGGGTTATCTGGCGTGGGTGCTGTAAAATGGGAGCGTAAACAAAACGTATCTAAAATGTTCAGCAAAACGGAATACAAGAAATATGCCAACTATTAGACATTTTAACGCCGCATCTGGTATAAAGCCTGTTTTTCTAAAGCAGGTTGATAGCGGCACTTGCCTGCTGGATTTTTTGATTGATAATTTTGAGCCTAATTTTGGCGGATTGTCTGCGGCTGTTTACGTTAATGGCAAGCTGCTATACGACACAAAAGACGGCGGCGAAGCTGACGAACTTGATTTGAAAGTTGATTTTCTGCTTGAGCCTTACGATAGGGTGGATATTATCACTTATCAGGGCTTTTTTAGTGCTATTGTGACAGCGATTATTGTTGTTATTATTGCTGCGATTGCTGCCATTGCTCTAGCACCGTCAACAAACCCGGGTAACTCAGAAGCTGCTGGTTCTAGCCCAAACAGCAAACTAAACGCCGCAACAAACGAATACAGACCAAACGAAGCAATCCCAGAGGTTTTCGGGTCTCCCGTTTGCTATCCAGACCAAATCCAGCCGTCTTTTTACGTTTACGAGAGCAACCTGAAAATACAGCGCGAATTGCTCTGTGTTGGCGTGTCTGAGTATGACATAACGATGGTTAGAAGTGGCGAGACAAATTTAGCATCAATACCAAACTCTAACTACACAGTCTATCCGCCAAACTCAACGCCTCCACCTGAGCAGCGTTTGATTGTGCGTGAGACGAACGAAATCACATCTCAGTCGCTAGAAGCGCCAAACTCCGAGTCGGTAAGCGGTGAATACTCGACGGGTGACGGAGCGATAACTGCGTATGCAGGCAATAGTGTTTTAGAGGTCGGCGAGGATATCATTGCAAACCTAGCGCTTGAGGTTGGCGATTATGTAAACGTTAAAGTGACTGAAACTAGGTCTGTTGGTCAGATTGTTGTGTTGGTTGGAACTTGGCAGATTACTGCTGTAACATCAACGACAATCACACTACCAACAGGCTCTAGCTATAACAGCTCCCCAGACACAACGTCGCTTATTGAGATTGAGCTAGCAAGTCCTGACGGCTCGCTAAACAACTGGGTAGGCTGGTACACTGTGCCCGGGACAAACAATACTGGGGTGTGGTTTCACATCGCAATGCCGCGAGGAATACGCACGGAAAAAGGCAAAAAACTGACTGTTAATTTTAGACTCGAAATCCAGCAAGTAGACGAGAACGACCTGCCAATATCGGGTGGTCATACTGCGAATTTGGTCGAAGAAATAACTGGAAACAGTTTGGATCCACAATATCGCACTTATTATTTTGATGGCTTGCCAGCAGGTCGATATCAAGGCCGCGCAAAACGCACAAGTGATGAACTTGGCGATGCGTCAAGTGAGTTAGTAGAAGTTGAGCAGATTGTCGGCGTCGAGGAGCAGTCTAATCCTAACTACGGTGACGTGACATTGTTATGGGTTGAGCGCAAGGCAAGCGAAAGACTTGTGGGCGGCAGCTCATCAAAAATTAACTTGGACTTAACGCGCAAACTGCCATATTACAACCGCACAACAAATGAGCTAGAGACCAGCAATCTTGTCGCTACACGAGACTTTGCCGACGCTGTTGCATATACGTTAATTGTTGCGGGTAAACGCGATCCATCAACTGTTGATTTGCAAGGGCTATACGAGATAAACGACAGATTACCCGCGGATTTGCGCACGTTTGATTTTACTTTTGACGACAAAGATGTGTCGATGGGTGAGCGAGTGCGCACTATTTGTGACGTTGCGCGGGTTGTGCCATTTAGAGCGTATCAAAGCTGGATATTTGAGCGTGACGAGATTAAACCGTTTCCAGTTGCGCTATACAACAGACGTAACATTAGCCGCAGCACGCCTCCCAAACAGTCGTTTAAGCAGTTTTTGCCAAGCGATAAAGACTCTATAGCGTTAACTTATGTGTCACTGCCTGACAACGTTGAAGCGACGATTTACAGGTCTGTCAGCGGCGGTGCAATAGTTGATACTGTTGGAAACTATCCAAAGGAAATCAAATTACCCGGTTGCCAATCAAAGGCGCAAGCAGAAAACCGCGCAGATGTTGAAATACGCAAAATTATCTACGCAAAACGCACAGCGGAGGTTGATATTTTGCATGACGGATTTGCGGGTAAAATCACTGACAGAGTGAGATTTGCAGACATTAACGACGCTAAAATATTCGACGGTGAGATTTTAGATATTTTTGGCGATGAATATTTAACTAGTGAGTCGTTTAACCCAGAAGCTGGCAAGACTTATTTTGTGCAGATAACAAATGACAATGGCGAGCTAACAGAGTTAGTGCAATGTACGCCGCTATCGTACACCAGTAAAGGATTTAGGGCGGTAGGGCTAAGTGGCGGATACACCGCTGACACTGGCATTGTGCAGCTTGGTAGTCGTTACATTATCTCAACAGATGACGAGTACGCTGGCACTGATTACATTATTACGGACATACAATCAAACGACAGCAAAACGATGACAGTGAGTTTAGCAGCGTATAATGATAAAATTTATGAGCAAGATTAACCCAAGGAATAAACATGGCAAACGATAATTTTGATTTACCAAGACCAGCGGATGCAGTACCAAACTCGACAAGCGCTGTTATTAATGACAACGCGAAAGTGCTTGATTATTTTGTCAATTCGTCAGGTACAGTAGTTACGAGAACAGGAAAAGAGATTTTGACTTTGGACGAAGCAATCAAAACATTTGGCTTTGGCGTTGCTGGCTTTACGTTTGCAACAGGCGGGACGCTAACGAGTTTAAACCTGCTAGTACCTAACTCGCCTACTGACGGGTATTTATATAAATACGTTGGTAGTGGCAGCGCTCCGATTACTGTGACGGCTGGGACGAATCCCAACAGCGGTAGCAATTGGCAGAAGTTTTCGGCTACAAGTCATAACAGCTTAAGTGGGCGTAATGAAGCTGGGGCGCATGATGCGAGTGCGATAGCCATGGATGACGGAAGTAACGCTGAGTCATCGATTGTAAACAGCAGTAACGTTGCTAACGCAAACAACGCCTTATTGACAAATAGAATCCAAAAAGCAGGATTATTTACCTCTGCTGGTGCAATATGTGTCTTAGGCGACTCACTTACTGTGGGCGAGGCATCAACATCTCTAAGTAAGAGTTACGCAAGCATTATTTTTGATTCTATTGCCGATTACCTGACAGGCGGCTACGGCATCGGCAACGAGGTAAACTTCAACTGGACGTCTATGGGCAATGTTGCCCTAACAGGACAAACAGCAGGAACATCAGGCCCAATCCAGCGCAGTCAAGTAATTGCTGTCAATGGGACAATCACTGTAGCTAGAGCTAACGCCACAAAAATGGCGTTTTATTTTGATCGAACTCCAACTAGCGGCAGCGTTGAAATCCGCCAAAATGGTAGCTTATTGGCAACAATAGATTGCTCAGGTGCCGCAGCGAAAACCGTTCTTTCTCAGTATGTAAATATTTCATCTGGTGGTGCGCCAGTGCAGTTTAAAGTTATAAACAATCCAGTCGAATTCTTAGCTCTTGTACCAATCAGAGATAATCCTAACCAACCGAATGTATTAATGCCGATGAGAATGGCTGTCAGCGGATGGAACACAGCAGATTTCTTAACATCTCCCGACCAAATATTAAGCATAGGTGAGTGTGGTGGTATCGGAGGGACATCTGGAATATTTGTACTAGCTGTGGGGTCAAACGACATTTATACGTCTGCGTTAACACCATCAGATTATATCGATAATCTGCGTACAATTGGGGCAACATTAGAATCATACAGGCAGAGCAATGTTATAGTTTTAGTTGTACCACCAAGAGCAGATGAGACAATATTTCCGCCTGCAATCGAGGATTATGACTTTGATGATTATAGAAACGCGTTGTACTCATTATCCAAAGAGAGGCAGTGGCCTATTATCGACCACAGCGTTTTAAGATTAAAAGAAAGGTCTTTACTATCTGACGGTTTGCACCCTAACGACGAAGGGCATCTAGCCATGGCTGAAAATGTTATGAAATCATGCGGAATAGAAATCACAAAGCCGCTCACTTCAACGCAGAAAAACGCTATTGATGCTAAGTCAGATGCGGTTTTGTATCGTAAACGCGCAGATTTAACTACGTTTACAGGGACAACAACTAGAGAGAAGACGCTAACATCTATGGGCGTTACTGCCTCAGACTTCATAACTGATATTTATATTCGTTGGAAATCGACAGGAGTAATGATCCCGTATAAAGATTGTCAAGATTTACAAAATGGTCTAGGTTTGCAGATATTAAGATCATTTAGCGGTACTGAATACTCTGTTGCCAAAATATTTTACAAAAGCGTATCAAATGACGGAACTGGATTTGCCAGTCCCCAAGGCGCCCTGTCTTCCAGCATCACAAACACAGTATTAGGTTACAATGATGCCGAAGTGATTGTTGAGTTTATTAGGAGTTCAAAAATACAACTGTAAATTAACTGGTAATACTAACAGATGACAACAATGTGAAGCAGCATAATAGATATAATCATTTTATTTACAAAAGCCCTCACACGAGGGCTATTTTTTCCAGTTTAAATCAGATTAAAAAGGGATATCCGAGTCGTCAAACTCAGGCATTTGCTGCGCTCGAGGCTGTGGCGCTGGTCGCTGTTGCGGCGCATAACCTTGTTGCTGTTGCGGTTGCTGGCCATCTTCAAAATGCGCACCCTCTAATCGCGCATTTTCCATCATCAAAGATACATATGTTTTGCCATCGTGCTCGCGTTGTTCAACTTTTAGCTTTTCACTTGAGACAACAACAAAAGAACCTTCTGCAAACGCTTTGTCGTAGTAACCTTTGGCCGCATCTGTTTTAGCAAAAAACATAGCTTTATAGTTTGCGTACGACTTTTCTTGCGTCTGATAATCCTTTGTCATTTCTGACAATTCAACAACATACATTTTAGACTGGCCATCTTGACCGCAACCATCTTTAACAAATGGGGCTTTACGAATTAAACCTGATACTGTGTGAGACATTTTTATTTCCTTGTGTTATTAATTAATTTCTTCATCGTCCGCGCTAACAGGCACAGCTTGCTCTAACGCTTGCAATTGTTGCGGTGTTAAATCGCCAGTTTGCTGGCACTTAGCGACAACTTGCTCAATGCTCATTTTGCCTGCGGTAATTTGTGCAACCATCGCAGGCAAAACTTGATCAAACTTGTCTTGCGGGTATGTCGGGCGCTGCATGTTTAGACATTCGACTTTGAACGGTTCGCGCTTGCCACGCGCAACAGTTAGCATTGTGTTTAATCCGCTTGGGTTGATATCGGACATAGCTTTAATTCTAATTCCGCCTAAAGCCTTTCCAGCCCACTTGACAGACGGGTCGCCATAAAGCTTTACAGATTTACCAATCCAATTAGCAGAGTCTCTACCCCATCCAGCAGCTAATATCCTTATCATTCCCTTTGATGGGCGATAAGTTCTTCCATGACATCCATGGTAAGATATTCTTACAGGTTGATCGCACTGCTGAACGTTTACATTTGTAATGGTTATTACCACTTCACCGTCAGCAATGTCGTCATAGTTAAGTTGCTGGCTGTTTGCTTCTAACGCAAATGTTACATCACTCATTATCTTCACTCCTTACAAATTCGCCGAAATATTTTTTTGCTGCTAATTTATATGCTGACTTTGCGCTTTCTAATTGATTGTGATTGCCAAGGTTTATTTTTACCCCGTCAACCCTAATGAAAGCCTTATAAACTAGGTCTCGCTTACACCAGTAAACACCTTTCACCCCTAGTTTATTGTTTTTGTTTAGAGCCCTGTTTCTTCCGTTCTGCTTTCTTGATGTTAGCCTATGGTTTTCTGGCGAGTTATCAAGCCTATCTCCGTTAATGTGATCCACCTCCATTTCCATAGGGTCCTCTCCTGTTCGCATAAAGTATATGGCCCTGTGGTTATTGTATTTTTTCCCGTTAAGGACAAACCTCATGTATCCTTGCTTATCTAGGGTGCCAGCTTCAGATCCAACAATTACGCCTCCAGCGCTGCTTTTGTGCCTAAGCTTGTTGTGTTCACAGATATAAAATCTTTCGTTAAGTAACTTTAATTCTGGAAGGTTAATAAACCTCATAAATGAACCTCCTTAAATAATCTCATCTTCATACCTACGCATTACCCATTCAGGCAATGATATGATTTCTGTTGTTGTGTCGTTTGTGGGTGTTACATCGTTATTTTTGTAATCTGCATACGTGTCTAAATTATATCTAAACAGGTTCGCACCAATCTCACGACTAATGTCGCATAGCTGATAAATCGCTACTTTGTGCGGCCACTTTTCTTCAACACAAATAAACTTCATACCTTTGAGTTGTTGACCTGTTAACCATTCAAACTGCGCCAGGTAAAACGCATCTTGCACATGGTAGCGATAGTTGTAAATAGACTTTGCAAATTCTTCACTGCGAACGTCTTGCGTTTTTTTGATATCGACAGCCCAGCCGTCCCTGGTTAGTTTGTCAAATCTATGGCGGCACATGACTCCGCTAACAGGGTCTTTAACAAAACCCGATAACTCACACCATCCATCTGCATTGAGTAGCTCAGCGGCTTCTGTATTGCTCCAAACTGCCTTTTGAATGTTGTCGATATTTTCGCAATCAGCATTGGTAAAAACTTTACCCTCTCCATACGCTTTGACAGCTTGCTTATACTCTGGCTGGCGTCGGTCTTTTAGCGTTGGCAGCATCATGTATTCATTTGCAAAAACGTCTGGCTCAAGTATCGCGGCATGGATTGCAGAGCCTACCTGCATAGGTCTTGTTTGCTCGCGTGGTTTCTGGTTAAAAAAGTGGTACGGGTCACGGTCGATAATATCTAAACCAGATTTAGATATTGAGTTGTGAGCGTGATACACATCGTTTGGAACGCCAGAGTAATAGCCCTCTGTCAACTCCATGTCGTCTTGATATTCTGTTACTGTTATCATTGTTTGTAATCTCCATCATTTAACAACAATTGAATAGTACACGCCCATTATGAGCGTGTCAACATATAATCATCAATTGCTTTTAGTGCTGCTTTATATCCGTATGCAACAACGCATTTGTAGTCTAACTGTTGCTGGAACAGTAAATGCTCGCGCTGCTCTTTACTTATCGGGCTTGCGTCTTTGCCCTCTTTTTTTAGCTCTAAAAATAGGCCGTGAAAACCATTTCTAGGCACTGCAACTATCCAATCGGCAACGCCTTTTTTACGTCCGCGCTTGTTTAACTCTGCGCCATATCTAGCGCTGCCACCTGCGCCAGACTCGTTAACAGTGTGCCACATCGCCTGGTAGTGATTGGGCCACGATTTAGCGCAATGAAAATTCAAATCTACCTGCTCGCTGTTTTCGCTGCGGCTTTTGGCTGGCCTATCAATCAGTCGATAAATGGTTAACCCGTTTTTGTTTTGCAATATCTCAATCATTTGCTGCCGTCCGTATAAAGTGTGTCGCCCGTAAATGTTACGCCGTGAACAATGCTTTGTCCTTTTTCGTTTTTGCGGTGTGTGATAAATTGCGGGTCTTTCCACAAGTCTTTTTGCACTAACTTGTTGATGTCTTTGCATGTAACAGCTTTTTGCCATAAACCTTTTTTGACATGCTTGCCGATGAATTTAGACTTCCAAACATGCGCACCACCCGCAAAAATCGCCCAGTAAATGACTTCCGCGACTTCTTGCTCGCCATCGATGCCGTAAACGTCTAAATAGTAAGTGACCTTGATTGCATCGTTATTTTTGCCGATAACCTCAAGATGCCAGCCAACTACTGGCCGCCAATCTGCATCACTGTAATGTTTTTTTGTCAGTCTTGCGTTGGGGTCAATCAGATACTTTCCGCAATTGCTACACTCACGTGCCGCAATGTCATTTTTATGACCGCAGCCAACACCGATTTTAATTCCGTTGATCACTTCATCGTCGCACGTCCTAAATTTCCACCAGTGACCGCAACGGTTATCTGGTTGATCGCCGATTGTATCAGTGCCAATACATCGCCTTGCATGTACGCTGTTTTGTGTGCTGCATATCGGGCACGTTATATACTCACCATTTTGTTTTGCGTGGCTTAGTTGTGCTTCTTCAAGTATTGGATCGTTGAATAGCTCGGCCATAGCACTCATCGTTGAGGTGTAATCAAGCACAAGGTGATCTGTTTTTGTGTAGCCTGCTTCGATGTGCTCAGGTTTTAATAGGCGCATACCTCGGCCTAATAGCTGAACTAAAAGCGTTAAAGAGCCAATGCGACGCAATATTATACTTGTATCAACAAGTGGCAAATTTATGCCAGTTGTGAGCACGCTAACCTGCACAAGGTACTTATATCTAAAAGTCCCACGGCTATTTAACTCGCCATTCTTAGCCCCTTTAAGTATCAGCCGCCTTTCTCGACTCGGAGTGCTATCGGTGATAATTGCATATTCATCTTCAGGTAAGCAACTTGCGGCTTCTTCACAGTGCTTTTTACCTGCACAAGTGATAATTGCGCAATGCCTTGACTTCATCACCTCTTGAACTTCACGCATAATTGCCTGCGTGTTGCTCATATTCATTTGAGCGTGCATTTCTTCTAGCTGTGAATCGCTGAACTCTTTTGTGCCTAACTCGTTTTCAGGATCGAATCCTTTAATGTCATACTGTGCGTCATCGTGACCAAAACCGAATATGGTTGGGACAATGTATTCTTTATCAACTAAAAATTTTCTATCAATCGCCTGCCCATCAGTTAGCTTGATTTCAGTTTTCCAAAAAGGCCCCTTGATTGACTCAACACCTCGGTATGGTGTTCCTGTCATGCCAACAATAGCTACCTTTGGATTAATGCGCTTAAAGTGATTGATTATTCTTGCGTACTGAGACTCATCATTATTAATCACGCTTTCCCAATTAACTTCATGACATTCATCAATCAATATTACGTGCGGGATCCATGTTGCAAAGTCAGTATCTAGCGCATTAGCAACTGTGCCCTCAGTTCCAACAACAACGTTGTAATGTGTGCTTTTTACGCCAAGGCTTGCGCTGTAAACGCTTGACTTGCCACCCATATTCCACACTTCATCGCTATCTTGCTCAACAAGCTCGCCAGTCCTAGCAAGTATTAATAACCTAGCCCCGACCTTTTCACAGTGGCGAGCGATAATGCCGCCGATAATTGTTTTACCAGCACTGACAAATCCGTTAATAAATGCTGCCTCTGGCTCAATCTCACCTTTTAAAACCTTGCGTATGTGGCCTAGCATGTTTTGCGCAATGTCCCATTGGAACGGGTACGGGGTTATTTTGCCTAGTTTTGGTATATCCATCATCAACTCCTGTCTATTTTAAATTTTCAAGTTTTAATAATAATTCGTTTAACTGCTTACAGGTTAAGTGGCGAAACTCTGTATAACCGTCTTTTTTAGCCACCTTAGCCTTGCGGCCAAACTTTAGGCATTCTTTTTCTGTCATGTAAGCAGATTCAACGCCAACGGTAAAAGCCCAGCTATTTTCGATCTTGTAACCATGAGATTTTGCAACAATATTAATTCTGCTTTCGCACATTCTTTTGTTGGATAGGCCGATTTTATAAAGATCACAAAACCCAGCTACCTTCCAAATATAAACAGTGTCGCTAGCTTTGTATCCGCATCCCATGTGCGCGCATATCTCATCAAGCCATGACTCATCACTGGCTTTACTGTATGCCCCGCTTGCAAACTTTCTAAATTCGTTCCTAGTGTTATACTTTAAAGCCTCTTTTTTGCAGCTTTTCTTTGTCCAGTGATTGTTTCTAACCCTTTTCCTGCTCATGTGTTTTGACGCTTCCGTTATTAATCCTTCGCGGCATAACATGTTGTATGCTCGCATGTGCTCTCCTGTTGAAAATTCAGATATGTCACCATAAAGCTTGGCTGCTTCAAAGCACCTTTCTACAGTCCAATATCCGTTTGGTTTTGTGTCGGCTGGGAAAGCCTCTACGCACAAATCAAGCTTGCAAAGTCCAACATATGCAGGATTGTTTTTAAGCTTCATTTCCGGTCTATCTTTGTACTTTTTTGCCTCGTTTAATACATTCTCTTTAATTAACCAATATCCTTTTGGTTTGTTAATGTTTTCTAGAAGCCCTTTCTTCCTTAGCTTTCTGCAAGTTTCGCAATGACCAGTTGAAACAAGTCTTTCTGCAACATGGCCTCTTTTGCATGGCGTGCCAGTAAAATACTTAGCTAACCCTAACAATCTAGCTTCTGACTTGCTAATAACTGCCTTTTGTTCCGTTCCGTTATCTTTGCGGCATGAATTACATACTTTCTTACTTAAGGAGAAATTGTCGTTACCCTTTAAGTCTAAGCATGATTCGCACCTAGTTAAGCCAACGATCCTTTTTAGCTTTTGCTTTCTGCATGTGTGGCAAACACTGTAAAGCCCATCATGTGAATGCGTGTTTGAGCAAAAGAACTCGCTACTTGCTGGAAGTAGCTTCTGACATTTCCCGCATATTTTTCTTACGATGCGCCCTAACTCGGCATGTTGTACCGCAGTATTTTGCTTTTGCAGTTCCGTAGAATTTGGTTTTACATTCTTCACAAGTTTTTTTCTCGATAGCCATTTCTTACCCCCTATTGTAACGTTTATTCGTTTCGTGTCAACAGTGATTATATCACCATCTCCATCAACTTATTAATATTAATACCTTTACCGTGTATCACGTATTGATCGTTAAAATCTGTTACACCTCGCGCCCAATCAGGAAACATTAATCTTGCTCCTGTTTTGGATGCCGCCTGTGCTGCTTTGTATTTGCCCTTGTTTAGTGGTTTTTTGTATTTGGTTGGATCTTCTAAGTGCCAATCGTTGTCGCCCATGATTACGACTTTCGAGTGCGGATAGTCATAAATAATCGACTCAACAACAATGAGCAGGTTATCAGCAGTAAACGCAACAACAACAGCCATATCTGTTAGCTCGTGAACCGTTGCGCCTGTTGCGTATCCCTCGGCTACTAATATTGGCTGGCCGTCTTTGATATTGCCAATCACGTGAAATGCGCCTTTTGTCTGACCGTTCAACAGAAATAACTTATATTTCAGGCATGGCGATATAATTTGACAGTTAACTAGCTTTTTTCTGTCGTTGATCATCGGTATAACTAAAAATCCTTGAATGCTCATCATGCGGCCCGACTTGGTTTCAACCTCAACACGCTTAAAGCACTGTAGCGCGCTGTTAACGTTTATCTGCTTCTTGACTAGGTAAGGGTGCATCGAATCCGCTTTATCGCAATGAGCTATGATTTCAGACGCTTTGCTAGCCGTTATCGCGTTTTGTTCTTGCTTCTGTTTGGCTGCTTCTGCTGACTGCTGTAATTGCTTTGCTTGATACCTGCGTTCGTTGTCTTGGCGCTTGATTGCATCATAGTCTTGAATACCAAGCGCATCAGCACAAAGATTAATTGCAGTCACAAAGTCACAATTATTATATTCTTGAACAAGCGATATCCCGTCACCCGCGCCGCATTGGTTGCAAATCCAGGTGCCTTCGCCTTGCTTGTCATCCATACGAAAACGGTCTTTGCCGCCACACATCGGGCAAGGTCCATGCTTTCTGTTGGCTGGCACACTTATATTTAGCCACTGATAAACCTCGGGCCAACGTCCATTTGCTAATGCTTTTATTGATTCGACACTAATCATTAAAACCTCAACTTCTTGTTGCATTGTGCTTATAATAACGTTTATTATGTTTTGGTCAACCGAAAATATCAAAACGGGGTAAAAAATGGCTAAAGTCAGCAACGAACAGCTAAAAGTCATGCTAGAGCATGATTTAGCAAAGATGAGATGTGTTAATAAAAACGGAAATTTAATACTCGAAGTTTGCACCAGCGAAAATTGGCATGAGCTGCACAGTAAGCGTGGTCATGTTCGTGAATTCAAGACGTTTGATGCAATGGTTAATCATGTTGGCCGTCTAACAGATAAGCCTTTTAACATCGACTTTGTGCGAGGCGACAATTAATGATAAACGAAAACGAAACATTATTTGAAGCGCTGGCCAATAGCGAATATGAGTCGCTATCGCATCTTATTATTGAAGATCGCGAAGATAAACTTGTGGCGCTTACCGACTCTGATATGTGGCCGCCTATTAAATTTTATCGGCCAGAAGATAACGCGATTGTTGTTGATATTGTTAACACTGCAATTGATGGTTGGCGCCCTAACATTATTGAGCGTTATAGCAAATCAATTAGCGAGACTGTTAAATTTCCCGTCAATACCGCAATGTTGCACGGGTTAGGCTGCTTATCTGCTGCTATTAGTCGCAACTTTAAATACAGCATCTACGGCGACAAAGAGGAGCCCTGCAACCTGTTTGTTGTTACAGCACAGCCGCCATCAACCGGAAAATCGGGCGTGACGTCATATTGGATGGACCCGATCCGCATTGCGTTCAAATCACTAAACGAAAAACGCGCATCTGAAAAAATTAAAATTTACATGGACATTCAATCACTAAAAGACCAGTTGAAGGCCGCGACAGACTCAAGCAAGGCGCAAATTGCGTCAGATATCGCTAGGCTTGTTCAAAAGTCTGAAAGTCTTGGCTCGTTAAAAGTTACACTTGACGATGCAACACCCGAAGCGCTCGAGAAACAAATGAGCTTACAAGATGGTTGGGCGAATATCGTATCAGACGAATCGGACGCGGTTAACGTTATGCTGGGTTTTTCTTACGGTGACAGTGCAGCTAAAAAAACTAACCATGGCGTGTTCCTGAAAATGTACTCGGGAGAATGGCACTCATCATCACGTATCACTCGCGACGGGTTCGAGGGTTACATTAGAGGCTCGTTTGTTGTTTTGGCCCAGTCTGAGGCGGTCGAGCAAATATTGATAGCGGGTGAGTCAGGCCGCGGTATATCTGAGCGCATTTTGCTAATGCGTGAGCCGCACAGGTTAGGCACTCGCGATATGCTCGATTACACGCCGATAGATGGAAGTTTAAAGGCGGAATACATTAATACCGTCAATCGTGTGTCACATGAGGATGAGACGGTTTTACGCTTTACTGGCGACGCAATACGTGAGCTTGCCAGGTTCAGGAATGAAATCGAAGCTGAAATGGGCGACACGGGCCGATTTTCTGACAACATGACACGGGGCGCAATGGGTAAAGCCGATAAGCAGATTTGCAAAATTGCGTCGGTGCTTTGGGTGGCGTCTGAGTGGTCATCGTCGGGACAAAAACGCAAAGATATCGGACTCAAGACAATGCGACGCGCAATCGAGATATTCCGCGAGCTAAGTCGCACATACCTCCAAGAAACCGAGTCACGCGGTTACTCTGGCGACGCGCCAAAGTTTAACGCTGTTATCGACTATATGAAGCGCAAATTGCAAAAGGATTTGAAGCAGTCAAAAATCGAAAAGACGTACCCAAGTATCACATTTGAGATGCTATCGAACTCGCTACGCAGCAGAAAAGAGTTTGCAAACTGCAAAATCGCCGAGGTGTTGCGCGAGACCATAATGCCAAAACTGGAGGCCGACGGATATGTCATTCGCAAGCGCAATCGGTTTTATGTATCACACAAGCTAATTGATTAGTAAAAACAGATTAAGCAAAAGGTCGCCAGGGTGCGGCCTTTTTTATTGCGCACTTCCAAGTTGCAATCAAAACGCAAACAATAAACGCAAAATAAAAACAATAACAAGCAAAAATGCGAAAACCTGTGTTTTTTCGTTGAAATCATACACAAGCGCAACTAGTTGAATGTAAACAAGTTTATCAAAAAGCTTGTTTATTTTGTGTAATCTGTGAAACCAAAAACACAAGCGCAAGGCTATGATTTGCAAAGATATTCGTCTTTTTTTGTGTAAAACCTGTGTATTTTTGCTATACCCGTATGTGTGTATATGTCTCTACGCGCGTGCGCGCACGACTATATATTTCTTTTATTTATTTATTTATTTATACTTTATAGATATTAATAGAAAATACACAAAAAAATCATCTTTTCCTTATTTTTCATCACCTTACACTTGTGTTTTGTTTGCACAAGAATACACAAAATTAAACAAAATCCCACAGGTTTAAAAATAACTTGTTTAAAATCATAGGCTTGCATCTGTGTGTTTTTACACAGACTTTACACAGGCGAAATATTGACACACTCAACACTTGGGCGCATAATTCAATGGCATTAATTGATGGAGTTATAACAATGAGAGAGATTGAATTTAGAGGTCTAAGACCAAATGGTGAGTTTGTTTATGGATACTTAACAAAGGACCTTGAGAAAACTACTGCATATTATGACGAGTATTCGTACAGGATTCATTGGCACCCAGAAACTGGTGGAGAGGCAAACGCGCCAGTTAAAAATGGTACAATCGGACAATACACAGGTATCAAAGACTGTGCGGGAGCAAAGATATTTGATGGGGATATTGTAATTATAATTGATGACGAGCTTGAGCGGTTTGAGGAATTGAAGTACCTAGTCGAATGGTCAGAAGATGCAAAGTGGATAGTTAGGCATTCTGCTACGGAGTTCTATGATGTAGGTGACTTTAGCTTAATGGTAATCGGCAACATTCACGAGGTGCAATCATGATAAGCAAAACAGACCTACTCAACAAACTGGCCCAGCTTGGCTTTAACCTAGATCACGAAGGCCCAGAGACAACGACGCTGCAAAACGAAAGCGGCAGACGATTGCTAATAACAATGCTTGACGACAACTGGCTAGTTATGTACAACAATGTATCAGTAGTGTTTAACGATGCGACAATTGATAGTTATTCGTTAAAACTCACTGGCAGAGACAAAAAACTGGTTGCAGTAATTTATACGGACGATATGTAAAATGGCAAAGACACCCGAAGCATGGAAAGCACGTTTTATCAAAGTTGTGACAAGCACGTCTAATCCAGACGCTTGGAACTACACTAGAATGCGTCTGGATGACGCTGTAACGTGTTTTAATGCTTTGGGGTTGTCAGACTATCAGTTAATTGTAAAAGACGCTGTAGCGCGCGATAAGGTAGGTAAAACGATGCGCGTTAAAAAAGTGCCCGGGTGTTATTTTAGGGTGGAGAGAAAATAATTTTAAAATACCACTTGCATTATAATTTGTAAGTAGTATTATTATCACAAGAGCTAAGGAATAGTCCGAAGCGGATGGAGATAGAAAAATGAAAAACTTAAACTGTCTAGAAGTAATCAACGTAGAAGTGAACATTGAACACGGCTTCTTTTTTGTAGAATTTAACAACAGCAAATCATTACAATGCTGTTTGAAATATGACGAAAACGAACAAATGTTTTTAAATCAAATTGAACGCAGAGATAGCGGTTTTGACGAAGGGCTTTGTGCGGATTGTAATGACTGGGCGCTTGCAGATATAGACGGGTGTGATGTCCTTGGGTTTTTAATTGGCGAAGCCAAAAAAGCTGGCGTTGAGATTGTTTAATAAATATTAGTGCCGCACTTGCTGCGGCTTTGAATCTGGTAAATAAAATGCACAAATTCACATCAACAAACAAAAGCACTCGCTCATCATTCAGCGGTGTGCGAGTGTACGACTCAAACGGTGTGCGCATCGTTGAGTACCCGCTAAACCAGCGCGCGTCACTGAGCTATCTGCGCGAGCACAACGGCAAACACCGCAAAGCATTTATTGAGCAATGTTTAGCGGCTGGCGTTAATCAAAAAGAATTAAACGAGGTGTTATCATGTTAATCGGACTATTTATTTATTTGACGTTGTTAGTGGCTGTGTTGCGGTTTTTCCATGTTGCAACCCGTGGAGATTGCGATGAAATTTGACAATGAAGAAGAAACGCGCGGCCAAGTGTCGGTGGTCTGGTTTGTACTGGCCGCAATATTAGCAATGATTTATGTTTTCGTTGCAGCATGAACTAAACAGCCCCAACAGGGGCTTTTGTGTTAGAATGTGGGTATGTTTTTATAGAGGTTTTGAGGTTTGTATGGCAGCAGGAAGACCAACAACTTACACTGATGAAGTGATTGAGCTGGCTTATGATTATATCAATAACTGCCCTGATGCGGTTCATTCTGTTGTGGGTTTAGCTATTCATATTGGACGGGCTAAAAGCACTGTTTACAAGTGGGCTGAAGAAGGTGAGACTGACGATTTAAAGGCTGAATTTTCGGACATTGTCAAGTGTGTAAACGAATTAGCAGAAAGAAAATTGATAAACGGAAGCTTAACAAATGAGCTAAACGCACAGGTTGCTAAGATGATGCTGAGCAAGTATGGTCACGTTGAAGTTAAGAGCATGGACTTGTCATCTTCAGACGGCTCTATGAGTCCAGCAGGAAACAAGTTCGACAAGGATAAGTACAAAGCCGCACAAGATGAATTGCTAGGCAAGTTAAAATAATGTCTCTATTTAATGGCCGTGAATGGGCTGATTTTTCATTTGAGGAAAGACTGGCTATTAAAATTATGGCAGAGTCATCATTCCTTAACTTTGCCAGAATATTCTTCGAGATAACACAAGGCGAGCCGCTACTTATCAATTGGCATCATCGATGGTTTGCAGAGGAAGCCGACAAGCGCATTCGCGGCGATGAGAACTCGTCACTAGCCATCGCGGTTCCACCAGGCTCAACTAAAACCGAGTTTTTCTCGATATTCATTCACGCATATACGCTGGCGCTAATACGAGGCGGCAAGTTAAAGCGGTTTAGGAATTTAGCCCTTTCTTCTGGGCGTGCATTGGTTGAGCGAAACTCAAAGCGCGTTAGGGATATTGTTAACTGCGAAGAATTTCAAGAGCTATGGCCTTGTCAATTCACCGTTTCACAGGCTGAGGAGTGGATCGTTGTTGACGAAAAAGGAAGGGCCATAGGTACGATGGTGTCAAAGCCTATGATGGGGCAGGTGATCGGCTCTAGGGGAGGCTATCCAGGGCCTGAATATTCAGGCGCAATCATCATTGATGACGGAGACAAAGCTGAGGACCTATTCTCATCAGTTAGACGTGAGCGCTCACACCGGATACTGACAAACACAGTGCGGTCAAGGCGAGGAGATAAGTCAAAAGCGCATCCAACGCCTGTATTTATGATCCAGCAGCGGCTACACAAAGACGATTCTATCGGCTATTGCTTATCTGGCGGCATGGGCATTGATTTTAAATCGGTTGTTATACCCGCACTTATCACTGACGAGTTTATCGACACACTACCCGACCATATACGCGAGTTTGCGCTTGAGGATACAAAGGATTCTCCTAGGGTGACATTGCGCATTAACGAAAGCGGAACCATCGCAAGAAGTGACGAGAAAAGCAGAGAGGTAACATTCTTTTCATTCTGGGAGCAGATGGAAGGTGTTGATCAGCTAGTTGTGCTATGGGAGAAGGACGAATACACGTTCATGTCTCAGTATATGCAAATGCCGATATCCATGTCAGGCAACCTAATCGACTCATCATGGTTTCCAAGGTATACGCAGATACCATCACTAATACTTGATGCTGCGATTTATGTGGACACCAACTCAGGCAAGGTCAAAGATAGTAACGACTACACCGTCTTTACATTGGCACTAAAAAGCGATCACGGCGTTTATATCGCGGCAATTAATCGCGGCAAGTGGGACCCGCTCGACTTGCTCACACAAGCAAAAAAATGTTGGGATGAGTGGAGCGCGGCTATACCAGCGGTAATGAAGTTTAAAATCAAATACTTAGCCGTCGAGGATAAGCAAGCAGGACAGGGATTAATACAGACACTCAAAACGGAAAAGCGCATACCATTGCAAGAGCAGCAGCGCGGGGCAGAACAAAACAAATTCGCCCGACACTGTAACACGTACCCGACACTCAAGCAGGGTAAGGTATACATACCATCGACGTTTGACATCGACGGCAGACCAATCAAGCACACAGCCTGGTATAACGGCGACAAGGCATACCCTGTTGATTGGGTTGAGGATTTTATTGACGAATTAGACGGCATAACCGTCGGCGTGTTAATGGACCAGGAAAGCGGTTTCGACGACCAGTATGATACTCTAATGGACGCAGTACAAGACCTAGTTATCGATGGCCAACGCGCATCAGCCTCATCCCTAGCCTACCGACGCAGACGATAACTACCTGATAAAACGCCACTTTATAAATAAGTGGTATTTTTTTATAAATAGATGCAAATAACGCTTGCAGCGAGCAAATAAAGTTTGCTATAGTTACCACATCGAAACGAAACACGCTAAGGAATATAAAATGACAACATCGAAAGCATACGAAATGATTAAAAACACACTTGAGCGTTACAAATTCCTAAGCCTTGACGATGTAGTTGAGCAAGCAAACAGGATGCACCCTGAGTCATTCGAGGCAATCGCTAAAGCAGAAATTAAAATTATACAGGAGTCTATGGGGCTTTAGGCCCCTAGAGTTTTTATCATGTGCGATGCTTGCAAAGTTCATAACGGGTATCCAATAGACGGATGCAGAAAGGCAAGGGTAGGGTTTATTAAGTCTGAAAAGTCCAAGGGAAACTTCCAGTCAGCTTGGAGGTTTTACCTTTTAAACCCAAAAGGTATAAGTAAGAGAACGTTTGAGGAACTTTAAATGAAATCAATAAAAAACATCCGTGAGTTTGCCGAGGCTCACGGGTTATCGCGCCAAGTTGTCGAGCATCGCATTAAAGCTGGTTGGGTGTTTGGAGAAATGAACGGTAAAAAAGTGATGTTCAACCCAAAGTATGTTCAACCTGTCGGTAAGGGGTTTTAAATGAAAATAAGAACAGCCGCAATACTCGCATTAGTCGCAATATGCGTATTTGCGTTTAATGAGTACACAGCCAGTGCTGAGCGTAAATGTTTGGAGCTTGGCAATAGTGCTAATCAGTGTGCTAAGTTGAATTTTTAATAACAGGAGATAGAAATGAATAAATTTAAAGTTGGTGATGTGGTTAGGCGAGTTGTTAATGTTGAGCTTTTTGTTGAGCGCACAGGAAAAGATACTGGGGTAGTGTCAAAGGTTTTCCCATGTGGCGAACGTATCGAGATAGATGGTGTGCACAGAGCGCGGTGGTCATTAGAATTTTTCGAGCTAGCCAATGAAAAATGGACTATCTACAACAACGACAAACCACTATCAAAGCTAACAGATGAGCAAGCGGCTGAGTTGTTTAATTGGTGGCGTAAAGGTGGTGGGATAATTTTTAAATGTGAAACCAGTGATGCCGAATGGTTTGAATTACGGATAGTTTCGTTTGGCGGCAACGGAATCATTTACCGAGCCAAGAAACAAAAGTCAGAGCGTGAATTGTTTATTGAGGCTGCTATGAAATTCTGTATCGGCGGGAAAAGGGCGGAAGATACATTTTCTGATATGTTCGATGCTGGATTTAAAGCGCCTAAAGGAGATGAGTGATGGATAAAACAAATCGCATAATAAAGATATGCAGACGAATTGAGGAGCTTGAGTATCAACTGTCTTGTGGTGATATGATGCTACATGATGCAGAACTAGCTAGATATGAGTTACACGACCTAAATTCTGAGCTTGAAACAATCCAGATGCCATCATCTTGTCAGTGATACCCGCAACCACGCCTTTGTGTTAAAATCAAACGATACTTAACACAAGGGCGCTATTATGTCACCTAGCAAAACATCCAGAGCAGTGCACAACGCGCTGTCGAAAAAACCAAATCAACGCAATCTTAATGATTTTTTTCATCAATACAGCGGCTATCCAATCGAGACGGGCCGCGACTTGATATGTCAGTACAACTATCCAGACGCACCATCGTTTAAGGATTTTTATGCAGTTGGTCGTCGCGTCGGTATCGGCACTGCAGTCATTAATGCGCCAGTAGATGCGTGCTGGTCTGAATATCCAGAAATCAAAGACGTATTAACATACGACAAAAACGGCGAGCCTGAGACTGTCGCAAACTCCGACTTTATCAAAGAGTTAAAACGCTTAACCGGTAGTCGCCGCCTGCAATTTTGGGAGCGCATCAAAGGTCTAGACCGTAAACAGCGCTTTGGTATGTATGCAGGTATGTTGCTAGTAACACGCGACGAACTAGGTCGTTCAGCACGTGAGCCGCTTAATAATCTACAGCCGCGACAGCTAGTTAAAATGATACCGTTTTATGAAGCGCAACTATTACCGATTGAGTATGACCAAGATATGAGCAGCCCGAACTATGGCGAACCGACCATGTGGCAGCTCATCGAAAACGCGGTCAATCCAAAGCCAGGTAAGCAGCTATCAATGGAAGTGCATCCAAGTCGGTTGATTATCGCGGCCGAGGGGTCGGAGGATGGCACAATCTACGGCGTACCAGCAATGCAGGGCTGTTTGTATGCGGTAATGGATTGGGAAAAAGCACGCATGGCAAGCGCTGAGGGTATCAAGCGACACAATGACCAGCGTGGTGTGTTAAGCCTGCAAGACGGCTCAAACCTGCCGCACCCTGACAGCGAAGAAGCTGAAATCATGGACGAAAACGTTGCGAATTGGCACGACGGCAAAGAGGCGTTATTGACCGTCGCCAATGCCAGCGTGACACCGTTCAACGCATCATTTCACGACCCTAAAACAATCATGGACGCTTGCTTGCAGGAAGTTGCAGCCCACACGCGCATACCATCGACTGTGTTAATTGGTTATCAAACAGGCCGACTCGCAAGCTCAGAAGATTCGATGGCGTTTGCACAGGCCATGATGTCACGCAGAAAAGGTCCTGTTAACGAGATTATCTTTCAAGTGATTGATAGGCTTATTGATTTGGGTTTATTGCCAGAGCCGCAGGGCGATATCTGCATCGAATGGTCAGACTTAACCGAGCCTGCTACTAGCGACAAACTAGCACTATCTGACAAAATGAGCGCTATCAATGAGCGCGCATACAAGTCTGGCCAAGCACCTGTGTTTATGCCGTCAGAAATGCGCGAGGCCGCTGGATATGCTGAGTTAGACGATGCTGGGTTCGATTTATCGGGCGAGGACGATTAATGGCCTCCCCAATCATTCACCCACTGCACGACCCCAACGGACCTAAAATCAGCCGCCTTCGAAAGAGGGTGATTGATGATATCGGCTTTCGCATCAAACAGGTTGAGCGCGAGATTAGGCGCATTGTCACTGACTTTTTGACGAGCCATCAAGTCGGAACTAAGCAAGTTAATCACTTCGAGATTAATTTAGACAGCCCGACTATTGAGCTGAACAAAACAAAATACCTTTACCAGGTTGAACAAGCAGAAATCAACGCTGTTGACCAGCTTATCGCCCGCATTGTCAATCAATGGGTAATGGACGGCCAAGGCTTATGGTCGCCGCAATGGTATCTAAATCAATACATGACTCCCGCGTGGGAGACGGGCGCAAGTGAGTCTTTGCAATCACTTAAAAATATCAGTCCAGCAGTTGTTGTCGGCAATGAAATATCAACTGAGATTCGGGGGCTAGATATTCAACAACTGTTAATGACCCCAGCTTATCGGCGGCCCATTGAACTGCTATCGTCGCGCACGTTTAACTCAATGGAAGGGTTAAGCGGCGATATGATTAAAGATTTGCGCTTTATCCTGTCTCAATCAATCGCTGACGGTATTTCAGCTCGTGATGCAGCCAGACGTATTAGCGCAAAGTTGTGGCCTGATGAGGGTGGTTATAAGTACAGAGCGCTGAGGATTGCGCGTACCGAGATAAATTCGGCATTTAGACAAGCTTACATGGAAGTCAACGACGATATGAATAACAACGTTTTTGACAAGGGTGGCTTTAAAACGATGTTGATGCACATTAGCGCTCTGACACCGACAACAAGGCGAACGCACGCAGCTAGGCATGGGTTAACGTATACGTCGGACGAGCAGTCAACTTGGTGGTCAGAGGATGGGAATAGCGTCAATTGCCAGTGTTCTATTACTTCAGTCCTAGTTGATAAGAAAACTGGAGAGGTTTTACAGCAGAATCTATACAAAAAAGCTCAGGAGCAGGGCAAGGCGTTTTTTGCAGTCAGATAAAAATAAAGCCCCGATATGGGGCTTATTATTATGATTGATTCCAATTATCACTAAACCATTCGTCAAACTCGTATTTGTTCATATTTCCTCACCAAAATACATAGTATCATCAACATACCCACGTCTAGCTGCGTCAACTAGCGCGTGAATCTCATCACTAACGGCGTTTGATGCCTCGAACATATAGATATGCTGCTTGCCGATTAGTATCCCATCAACTATCGCCACGCCATCCTCGACCCAATAGTCAGCGATGCAGTCTACACCCATCCATTCAATTTTTATGTGCATATCAATCCTACCAGCGTACATATCTTTAATTTGCGCCTCAAGCCGCGCTATCTTTGCATCTTTTGCTGCGTCACCAGCTTTTGCAGCTAACACGTCCACAATTTTGTTGTAATTAAAGTCGTTGATACGACATATAATCCAGCCATCAACCTTTACGTAATTATCGTCAAACTCAAAATCACCGACTAAAATCTTACTAACCATATCAACAGCGCGATATCTTGCGTTTGTTTCAGTATCTACGTTGATGTATGGCAGTAGGTCGCCATGAATTGTCGCAATAGATTCATTGACAGCACTCATCGCTTCTTTCTTAAACTTTTCCACCAACTCGTTAAAAACCTGTTCTGCTTTAGTGTTCATATTTTTATCTCCATCAGTTATTGACAACTGAATATTAACGACATAACATGCAACTGTCAACAACAAAAGATGGAGATTATAAAGATGACTAAACGCATTAGAGAGTTAGCACCAAAAGACGCGACACGCTTTAGAGAGTCAGGATTAGGTGTGACTTATTACAAGGTGTCGCGCACAGGCAATGTGCAAGTTTATTTAGATGGCATGGGCTGGGTTCGTAGTGCATCTGGCAAGCGAGGGTTGCGCGCTTTACACGCGCCAAGATGGCTCGAGCCTGCTTTGTTTTTATTGGGTTGCTTCGCGGTTGTGGCTGTGGGGGTGTTTTATGCCTGACGCAAGACAAAACCGAGGCACAGGCAACAACTACGGTAAGGCATGGCACGAGTCGAAATTGTGGGATAGTATCGACACGAAAAATAAACGTGGCGAAGGGTGCAAGCATAACAGCATTAAATTTACGCCAAATGGCAAAGTATGTAATCAGTGTGGGGAGAAACTATAATGGCCAGAGAGCTAACAGACAAACAAAAAGAAATCATCGAACACATGTATTGCGACATCGGTGTTAGCATTAAAAATATCGTGCTGTATTTTACCGAAAACAACCAAATTGTTAACGAGAAAAAAGTCGCGAAATACCTACGCTCAAACAACATGGAACGCAAACTATTAAGTCACGCAAACGTCGGCGCGCAAGTCCCGCACGAGTCAATACACAGTCGCGCTCACAGACTGCTTGATAGTGTTGTGGCGAGGTATGCGCTATGAAAAACGGGTTTCACGCCATCTCGCAAATGACGTATGACATGGCGCAAAACGAGAAAATAGAAAAACCCAAGCGGCAGAAACGGGTTAGTCAGAAAGATGCGCAGATAGCCGAGGTTAGACGTAAACGCGAGTATTTGCTAGATGATATTAGGCTTAAAAGAGATATTGGCGAGGTTTGGGAATGATTAAGTTAATGCAAGGTGATTGTCTTGAGCGTATGAAAGAGATTGCAGACTGTTCGGTTGATTTAACCGTAACAAGTCCACCATATGACAGCCTCAGATCTTATAACGGAAACAATGTGCTTTGGTCTGATGAAGTGTGGAAAGAGGTATTAAGAGAGCTGTATAGAATTACCGCTCTAGGAGGTGTTGTTGTCTGGGTTGTTGGAGACGCGACAATAAAAGGAAGCGAAACAGGGACAAGCTTTAAGCAAGCATTACACGCAATGTCCTGCGGATTCAGATTGCATGACACTATGATTTATCATAAAAACGCACTGCCTAAAAACCATAATAGATACGAGCAAGACTTTGAGTACATGTTTGTTTTTTCAAAGGGAAATCCAAAAACATTTAACCCAATTCGCATTCCTTGCAAATTTCCTGAAAAAGAGACAGCAAGAAAGAATAGTTATTTTTCTGATACTAAAGAAAAAAATAGATCTGCTAGAAGTGGTAAAAAGCGCAAGCCAGTTGGATTAGATAAAATTGACGGCAACATCTGGTATATAACCACAGGGAAAGGACACTCAACTTTAGACGCTGAAGCTTTTGTGCATCCAGCAATATTCCCCGAAAAGCTTGCTGCTAGACACATAGAAAGCTGGTCAAATGAGGGTGATGTTGTATTCGATCCATTCATGGGCTCAGGCACTACAGGTAAAATGGCGAAACTAAACAACCGCAACTTTATCGGCATCGAACTTGACGAAAATTATTTTGAGATAGCGCGAAAGCGAATAGAAGAAGCATGATAAACTAGGACTCTAACGAGTCCTTTTTTATGGGTGGAATATGACGCTAGGCGATAAACAAAGAAAATTCACGCTGATGATTGCTAAGTTAATCATCTATGCGTATGAGCAAGGGTATGAGCTGACGGTTGGTGACTTTTATCGTGATCCACGGTTACACGGTGAGCATGGAACCAAGAAGGGTTACGGCGCAGCAAAGTCGGTGCACAAGCTTCGGCTAGCTGGTGATTTAAATCTGTTTGCCAATGGTGAATATATAGCATCAAGCGATCATCCAGCTTGGTATGTGCTGCATGAGTACTGGGAATTATTGGGCGGTGCTAAAGCTGTGCCAAATGATGCAAATCACTTTAGTGTTGAAATGTGGGGGTGTAGATAATGAAATTTATTAACGATATTAAACTAAAGGTGCAAACAATGATTAAACAATGGGCTAAATCTAAAACAATGCTAGCAGCATTCGCGACAATGGCACTCGGCGTTATCGAAGTTAATTTTCATTTATTGCAAGGCTTGCTAGGCGAGTATTACGGTGTGTCATTTATCGCAATGTCAATCATCATGGGCGCGCTACGACTAGCAACGACAACAGCGATTAGCGAAAAATGAACCCGTTATTAATTAAATATGCCATCGGCGCAGCATTTATCGCGCTATTTGGCTGGCTTTGCTACGACTACGGGCACGACTCTGTTATGTCAGACTGGCAAACAGAACGAGCAGAAATAGCGCAGGCGACAACGAAAGCCATTGTTAAATTGCGCGAACAGCAGGACGCAATACAGCGCGATTTAAAAGCCAAAGAATCTCAATCATGGGAGTTATATCAAAATGCTGAAAAAGAGTCTGAGCGCCTCAATGATGAGCTTAACGCTAGGCCTTGGAGGGTGCGTGTCGTCACCAAGCCCGCAAGTTGTGGAGTGCCCGAAACCGCCGACGCCGCCAGCGTGGGCAATGACACCACAGGACAATACGCAGAGTTACCAGTTACGACTGCAAGACGCGTTATCTCAATCGGAAAAGACGCCGACCAATGCGAAGCAAAATTAAGGGCTTTGCAGGATTATGTGAAAATAATTGTTGACGGTGAATGATTAATTGATGTATGTTTAGCTTGTTAGCTTTGTTTATGGCTATCTTATGGGCTGCGTCTGATCCGCCAAGATACACGCAGCAAAATCATTGCTAGAAATAGCCGCGCCCACTGCGATAGTGTGGGTCTTATTTTTAAGGTGTTTTGAAAGTCGGGAGTAGCAATTTTGCCTCGCCATACCAAGGATTGATAATAGTTCAATCGCCAAACGCCTTAACAATGTGGTGCCGACTTAGAGACTGATAGCTATACGACTCAAGTATATTTAGATAGCTCGATTGATGCGCGTAAAGCATTTGTTATTTCATTCGATAATAAGGATGGTGATAATATCTGCCAGCTACGAGGCTGTGACTAGCAAGCCTAGTAACGTTGCGAAACGTAACAAAGCAATTTACCCAATTCCGGCTAATTCGCACGATTTAGCCAAAAACCGCTAACCATCTCCATCTCCATCATTCGCCCCGATATCTGGGGCATTTTTTTTGCCTTAAATTTGTTGACTGCTACTTTTTTTAGCAGTACTATGCAGGTGTTATCAAATGATGGAGTAAAGCATGAGCAAAAATAAACTTGAAGCGTACGAGGAATTTGAGTTAATCGTTGCCAGTCATAAAAAATGGTTAAATGGCGAGCCTGGCGGTCGAAGAATGATACCGTCAGGATCAAAATTAACATTTGCTGACTTGGGCGGCGACGAATTTAATCAAGATGACACAGACGCTCGCGTAATAAAAAAGATGCACCCAAAACTCTAAAAACAGCAACGATGGAGTAAAACATGGCTAACAATACTAGAATTAACTACAAAATTTTAACCACAAAAACGGTCGAGGTCACTACTTTGCGCGATATCTTATCGGCATGTTACGGCGACCAAACCGAGTGCTCTAGACTGACAGGACTCAATCGCGCAACAGTTTACAGGCACGCAAAACGAGGCGCTGACGATATTTATTTTATTGTTACGCGTGGTGATAGTGATATTAAATTCACAAAGGCGGCATGATATGAAGAAAAAACGCAATAAAAAACACTGCCAGATTAAGCGCGTAACAAATATGGCAACCCTAGGTACTAAAGATATGCTGCTAGTGTTTGTTGGTGGCAAAAAAGAGACTCAAGCGTTTGACAAGAAATCTCTAGGTCGCATCAACGTCGGGCCTACAATTGCCGAGTCGCTCGCTAAATTGCCGTTTAAATGGTCTGTCTATGTCGCGGTTTTATGTAAGCGCCAGGACGGGCAGCAATACTTACAGTCAGAACAATACACGTTTGACGCGCCATACAGCCGAGCGACAGTTGAAAACATGCTAAACGAAAAGCACGAGGAATTGGTCAGGTCGTGCAATCCGCTGCATATTGTTAACTTGGGCTGGATAGCATCAACTGTTAATTGCGACATTAGCGATGCACTGGCTGACGAATTATTTACTAAGCAAGACGGCTGGGAATACCTGGCAGGATGGGAGATTGAAAAATGATTAAAAACCTACAACAAAAAACTGCGGACGTTATCGAGTTTCGCGAATTGATGGGACTGCCAGTTGACACCGGGCTACCTTTTGATGAGTACGAGCTAGCCCTAGCGACTGTGGTGGAGGAATTTATCGAGCTGGCCAATGCTGACACGTTAATCGACAAGGCCGACGCGCTAGTTGATACGGTTTACACAATTATCGGTATGGGTGTGAATGAGCATGGCAAACACTGGATTGAATGCTGCAAATATCTAATGTTTACGTTGAGGCTTATCGATAGGGCGTCTGAATCGCTCGGCATTGACTTTGACCGGTGCTGGGCTGAGGTGCATAGGTCTAATATGTCAAAGGCATGTAAAGATGCCACTGAGGTCGTTTTAACGCAATCGCATTACGCGCTAAAAGGCGTGGTAACATACGTCGAAGAAGTGCATGGGCTGTTTATCGTCAAATGTGCGCACGATAACAACGGCATTATGCGCAAAGGCAAGGCGCTTAAAAGCGTAAATTATAGTGAAGCTGATTTGAGTTTTTTGGGGGAATAGCATGTGGACTAAGTTAAAGCTGCAGGACATGAAAACCGCACCAAAAAACGACATGATTTTAGTCGATGCTGGATATGGGTTTTTGACGGTTGCGCACTGGAACGAAACAGAAAAATGCTGGGTTTATGCAGCGCTAAATTGTAATGATGGCGATGGTCACGACATGTATTTTGAAAATGAATACGAAACAAAGCTGGTCGGATGGATGCCGATTCCGCGTGTATCTAGATAATTATTAGGGGAGGACAGTATGAAAACAGAGTTAGAAGTAAAACTCACATTAGACGACGTTATCCAAGGCCTGATATCAAAAGACGATATCGAGCCAATTATTGCAGAAATAAAAGACAAAGCCGTTCTGAACTTTATACATTGCCTGTTTTACGCGCCCAGCTCGCCAGTTAGCACGGCTTGTGCTGACGAGATTAGGGGGTGGTACGATAAGGCAAAGGCTTGCGGGATTTTTGATGGAGAGAAATCATGAGCGAATTAAGAAACAAGTTTACAGAGTTATTTAGCACACCGTATGGCGTAGAGTATAACCATGATGTGCATGAGTTTGTGCCGCAATTTACCGGTGTTGAGCGTGACGCATTTATTTATCAGCAGAAGTGGGAAGCGTTCAAAGCTGGTTATACTATGGCCGAAAAGCAACATCTACACGTTGGATATACAAATGGGGCGAACATTAAGCTTTTGCAAGAGACTGACTACGGTGCTATGTACTCAGATACAAAAGAGGGTTGTTATATTCCGCTTTACATGAAACAAGGTCATATACATAGAATTGAGACCACTGGCGGAGACAAACAGACAGAAGATAGAGTTAATCAACGATACATTGTAAGGGAGTGGATTTAGCATGGTATCAAGAAAAGAGTATGAAGCAATGCACATGAAAGTGTTTATGGAGCTGCTTAGAGCGTACAATGCTGGAGTCGGAGTAACTCATGGTGCCAACCCGCTTAACGAGGTTACAGATTCTTTATTTGATGAGGCTAGCGCAATTACAGATGTGTATTTCAGCAGATTAACCACCAAAGATGGAGATAAACCATGAAAACACTATTAGCAACAATCGCGTTAATGATGGCATTTAGCGCACAAGCGGACACTACAAAGCAAGGTGTCGAGTATTGCACGTCGTTTGCGAACATCGTAGAGGATATCGCTAGGCTTCACCAAGGCGGATTTGATTTAACGTATCTGCTAAACGAATTGCCGGTGATTGTGCATAAGATCACTATTGAAATTTACAGCAACAACACAAGATATGACTCACAAGAACACCAAGACGGCGCAGTCGCTGACACGAAAAACTTAGCAATGATTAACTGTCTAAAAATTCACAAGTAGGTAGCACCAACCAAAACAAACCCGCCATTGTGTGGGTTTTTTATTGCCTGCCATAAACCTGTGTGAATTTACACAAACGCAAGGTATTGTATTTAAAGGCGTTTTTTCTAAACCTGTTTGATTTTGTGTAGTCTTGTGTATTATAACGGAATCAAAACACAAGTGTAAGCTATTGAAATGTAAAGATATTCATCTTTTTTTGTTCAAATATCATTAATATCATTAATATTAAATAAATAAATAAATAAAAGAAATATTTATATATACACATACGCGCGCGAGGATATACCCATACACATATACACACTAAGAGAAAAACACAATAAACACACAATTTGGACGGGAAATCTTTTAATATCAATGAGTTACGCTTGTGTTTTGAATAAACAGGTTTACACGTGGTTTTGCACAAACATTATATAAATCAAGCGGTTGCACTTGTGTTTTGATTACACAATAAAAACACAGGCTTTGCAAAACTGCGTAACATTACAGTCAAACCGCGTTTTGCGTTATAATTTGTTTAGTAATTACTCGGAGATAAACGCAATGCAAACAAACCAAATCATGATCAACTCTACAGTGCGCAAGTCGCAGATTGTAGACAATGGCAAACACTGGCTGATTAAAGGCATACCAGTGACCGTTGACAACAGCGAAATGAACGGCATTACATACAGCGCAGACGAAAACGCTAAAGGCATGCCGACTATCAACAAGCGCCCAATCACTGGCGGTCATCCTGTGCGCGATGGATACCCGATTAGCGTCAACGAGGATATGACAGAGTGGTTTATCGGCTCAACTGTTATCAATCAATACAACAAAGACGGCGTTAATTACGTCGATGTCAAAGCGTCAAAGTCGATGATGCGAAATAGTGACAATAAACTTGGTCAGTATTTTGCTGATAAGCTAGAGCGTAAAGAATCGTTTGGTGTGTCAACGGGATTAAACTTAACGCCCGTCAAAACCGACGACGGCAAAACGATTGCAACTAACCAGCAATACGACCACCTCGCATTCTTGCACGACAACGAGCGTCCAGCGGGCGGTGATAACACGATGGTCAGATTTAACGCTGACGCGGGTGTGATGGTTGTAAACGTTGACGAGCTAATCAATACGACAAACGATGACAGCGAGCTAGAGACGCGCCTGTTTGACCGTCTTATGCTAAAAATCAATGCTTTTTTTGGTGATAAAGCAAAAACGGGTTACAATAACACTGAACAATCAAACAATCATGAGGATGATTTAATGAGTGACAATACTGAGTTGCTGCAAGCGATTAGCGCCTTGCAAGACACGTTGGAAGCGCAGGGCGAGCAGCTCACTAGCGTTGTTCAGCAAAACGCCGACATGAAAGCGAAAATCGATTCGATTGAAGCCGACAAAGAAGCCGAGAAAAAAGCCAAAATGAGCAAAGAAGCTGACGAAAAGAAAGCTTTTGCCAATAAGCTAGGTTTGGACGAAGCCGAGGCCGCAGAAATGAGCATTAACACGCTACGCAAATTGGCAGGCGAAAAGGCTCCGATTACTGCTAACGCTGCTGGTGGCTTTGATGTCTCAGGCAAAGATGGGTTTATTTTCTCAGATAACTACTTCGAGGAGCTATAACCATGGGTCGTTACAATCGAGTTAATTTAGATGGTTTGCAGGATATCGTATCTGCTCCAGCTACTGCCGCAACCAAAGCGGGTACTGTTGTTAATTTAGTCGCGGGTAAGTTTGCCAATGCTACAGCTGGCTTGTTACGCGCTTACGCTGTACACACTGCTGACACTGCAACCGATGTTGATACTACAATCGCACTAGGCGCCAATATCAACGGTGACAAAATCGTTACTGGTCGCACGTTTGCATTGCGTTTAGCAGTATCACAAACTGTTGCCAAAGACGCTGAGCTATTCGTTACCACTGGCGGTTTATTGACTACCACCGGCACGGCAGGCGCAGGCATGTTCTGGGCTAACGAAGCGTTAACAACTGGCGCTGGCGAAAACTTTTTAATCTCAGTAACTGCTAAATAGGGGCGGCTATGACTATCGTATTTAATAAGCAATATCTTGACTTGGGCCGCAACGCTCACGCTCAAGCAAAGGAATGGTTAGGCCGTCGTGAATGGTGGATTAACCAAGAGCAAGCGCGTGCTAAGACTTTACGCGACCAAGGCGATTTTACGACTAACGCAGGTATCGCAACAAAAGATTTTTTCCAAGAAGTTGACCGTGTGATTCAAGAAGTGCGCTTTAACGACAAATATGTGTTTTTAAACGACTTGGCAGGTATCGCAACTCCGATGAACATCGGCAAATTGTCGTATGTTAACGTGACTAGCGGTGATGTTAGCTCGCAAATCAAACGTGGCATGGATTTTGGCCTGCTAAAAGAGTTTGACGACATTAGCTCAGCAACTGACAAAAACCCCGTACCAGTTTTCACTGGTGGCGTTGGCATGAACTATCGCAAGTCGATGGGTCTACAGTCAGAAGGCGTTGATTTAATGCTGCAAGCGCTTAAACTCAAACGCGTTAAAATGGGTTGGGACGTTGGCGATTACATGCTGAACGGTGACGCTGGTATCGTTGCTGACGGTCAAGTAGGCCAAGGCATCAAGAATCACCGCAACACGTACCAAATTCAACTTGGTGCGTCTGGTGCTAACATTAACCTGACTAGCGCAACACCTGACGAAGTTGTGTCGTTCTTCCAACAGTTTATGAAAACTGTTTGTAACGCTAACGTTGTGACTAAGATTGACAAAGTGTACGTGTCGCCTGAAATCATGATTAACTTGTTGCAACCGCTATCAAACGCTGCTGGCTTCAAAACTGGTTCGCTACTTGACCAAGTTTTACGCTTTGCTCCGCACATTGGCAGCATTGAGCAGGACTTTGCATTTAGCGGCAACGAGTTTATCGCATACGTTCGTGACAAAGAAATCATTAGCCCATTGGTAGCATTACCGATGACAAGCTATATGAAAACTCGTCTTGACCCGTATGAGAACTACAACACTTGCCTGGTGTCTGCGCAAGGTTTGAAGATTACCTCTACGCAAAACGGTAAGAAAGGCGTGTTCTACGCGTCATCATTCTAAGGGGGTTTAAATGCCTTACATTATGAATCGTGACATTGCAGAGCTAAAGCTTAAACAAGGTGATAAGCTAGAGTTTGAGCAAGGATGCTTACCCGCAGCGCTGACGTTTAGCGCAACATGGCAGGATCCGGAACCCGAGCCTGAGCCAAAAGCGAAAGCTAAGAAGTAAAAGAAGCCCCGTTTATTCGGGGCTTTTTATTGCGTGATAATTAATCGTGATATAATTACTAAACACAAAACATGGTCGCTAATATGTGTTAGTGGCCACCTTAAATTTACGAGGTTTTACAATGGCTAGACGTTATTTTATCAAAGGCGCGGTATCTAATGGCAGTTTTACAACCGAGGATATGAGCGCAAGCTATGCGTACGCAGAGCTATCACACATCACATTTTACTCTGACGCTTACGTTACACAAGTAACACCCACGGCTGGCACCGTTACGTACAAACAATCTGCTGACGGCGTAAATTATCGCGACATGCCCGAGGGTACTTTTAACGCATCTGCTGCATACGATGCTGATCGCACACCGCCAAACGGCACAGGCATGGCTGTTAAGGGGCAATTAACGCTGTCTGGTGTAACTGGCGCAACTCACTTTATCGCGTGCGTTTGGCGCTATTAATCGGAGGGCGTTATGTATAGACCGATTAATAAAAACGATATTATTTTCAATATGATAGGTATTCCGATTGGTGCGGTTGGTGGCCCGCTGTCATTTGTGACACAACCGCAAAGCAAAACCGTTGACGAGTATTCGCTTGCCGCCTTTAGTTGCGAAGTCACAGGCGGTGTTGCGCCTTACACGTATCAATGGAAAAAGAATGGCACAAATATTGGCACTAACAGCGCTAACTTATCGTTTGCTGCTGCGGCTGCTGATAAAAACGCATCTATCACAGTTGTCGTTACTGATAGTGTCGGTACTGCGATTACGTCTACGGTTGCTGCTTTGGGTGTGACGAGTTATGCGTTTAATTTTGACGGAGTAACTCAGTATATCCAGTTAAGTGGTAGTGGTATCCCTGTTACTGCGTCAACATCGTTAATAAAATTATCATTTATCGGCAAGAATGTCAGCGGCAATTATAAAAAGTTCGTTGAGTCTGACGAACGAAATTTTTATATAGACAGCGGCGCGTCTGGGACTACATTTAGGATCAGCAACTGCACAGTGAAGATGGATGGCGTGTCAATCAGTAGCGGCACAACAATACCAATAAGCGGCAAGCATACACTCGAAATAACTCCACTGAACAGCGGAACAATCAAAACTATATCAAGTCGAGGTGGGGTTGATTTAGGCAACTTGCCACTGTATAATTTTTCTGTTTTATCAAGTGGAACTACCGTTAACACAATACCCCTTAACAATAAATCACAAGGCGCCAACCAACTCGCAACCGCAGGGAGTATTAACGCCACTATAATCAACTACAACGCAGCAGGGTGGACAGCGATATGACACAATTAGAGCAATGGCTTGAATCCGGTTTGTACGTGTTTGTTGTGTTATCTGAAAAAGGCTATCAAGACAGCGAACCCGCCAAAAACGCATGGCCTGATGCTGTGCAATATGGCGACTATCGAATGGTGAATTATCACAAGGAAAATGCAGAACGCTTTGTTGAATATCTAACAGAGCAAGGACATACAATTTCATTTGGCATCAGCGATACAGCACCAATGCTGCTAACATGGAATGAAGCCATTGAATTTGCGAATAATTTTAGCACTGATATTAACGATTAGCGTCACTGGTTGTGCAATAGAGCCAACGATTAATGATGTTAAAAACAAATTAATACGCATACATATTAGCCAAGACGCATCAATCAAAACGGCTGGTGTTGCGTATATGACTGAAAACGAGTGTGTTATTGTGTTAAAACATTATCCAGCGTGTTTGCTGCACGAAATACGCCACTGCCTTGAAGGCCAATGGCATGGTGACAAGCAATCATCAGAAGATTGTTATTAAGGATTAAAATGTACAGGTCATTATCATCGCTTGGCCATTTGTTTCACAAAATCGCTCGCGGTGTCGGCGCGGTAATAACGCAGGACTACAACGAGGCAAACAAAAAGCGCGGCCTGCAATGGGCCGCGTCTCGAGTTGTAACTAACGCAGCAACTGGACAGGCTTTTTACTCAGTAATCGAGGTAGGTGGCAAACCGATTGATTTAAAGAGACGTGAGTTTGCGTTCACTGGTAGCTCAATCGAGGCGGATATCTATCAAGACCCGACTTACACTGGCGGCACAATCGGCGCGGTTTACAATGCAAACGGATTTACACCGCAACCTCCGTCGTTTTTATTTACGTTAAAATCTGGTGTATTAGTAACTGACGAGGGTGTAAAGTTTGCGCCTACAATATATGCAATGGGGCCGACAAGCAATCAATCAAAAGGGTTAAGCAATGCGCTGTATGGCTCGAATTACATACTAAAGCCTAACACGTCGTATTTGTTGAAGTTTGTTAGCACTGACTCGCAAAACCAAGATATCGCTGTTAGGATTGAAGGTTTCGAAGGTGATTTAGATTTTTATCCTGAGTAACAAAAAGCCCCGACTAAGGGGCTTTTATTTACACGCTATGGCAGTTAAATTACCCTAGCATTTTTATATTCACAGTATGCCGCTCAACTTCGCCATACTCTTTGTGTATCACCAAGCACTTGCTATCCTGCCTTGCCCTATATCCTCCCCATGCAGCATAAGCATCTTTTGCTGCTAATGTCCTAAACGATTCAACGTCACAGCCCGAGTATTCTTTTTTGGTGTCGTGGTGGATGTGGCCAGTTAACCAGGTTCTAAACTCGGTTTCTCCCCATAATTTTGATTGGTCGGTTGCCATTACCATCGGCAGGCGCTCAGCTTTACAGGTGTGTCCATGATGGACACCAAACAGCGATTTGCCCCACTGAAAATAGTGAAACGGCGTTGGTGATTTATCAACGGTCACTCGCGGTTCGTTTTCGTAAATGTTACCAAGACACACGGCAAGAAACAGCGACCCTGTATCGTCGTGATTGCCGACAGCGTTAATCACCCTTACTTTTTGATGTATCTTTAACGCAGATTCAATCATTTGACGGATAATCTTAACGCCAACCCTAATCATTTTTGCGTAGCGGCCATCCATATCTAGAGAATGCTTAGACCTGCTCGTCTGACCTTCCATATTATCTGCGTGAAAAAAATCGCCAAGGTTAACAATGACGCACTCGGCACATGGTGGTGACGTATTAACAAGTCTGTCAAATACTCCGCAGAATTTTTCCTCCGCTATTTTTAAATCCCAATCCATGCCAGATTCTTCGCCCCACGCTAACATGCCAATATGTGGGTCTCCAAGCGGGTAAACTGCCATCAAGTCGCTGTTGCACATTGCAGGCGCAATTGACGGCTCAACCCTTGGTAGCGACTCGCTCATTGCTTTTATGGCTTCCTCAAACATTTCCGCACGGCGCTCTGCGTCAACGTCTGTCTTTACCCACTGTATTTTTTTCTCACCATCCTGCCCATATAACGTTGACGTGCCTTTGAGCCTAAATCCGTCTGGGCAAACCTTGGTCATATCGCTATCTGGCGCATAACCTCTTTTAGCTGCTTTACGGTGGATGTTGCGGATTGACGATCGCACAGAGTCGCGAGTTGCGCCAATGTTTCGAGCTGCCCTGCTTTGATTACCTAGCGCATCACGGCACGCTAGAAAATGCTCACGCTGCAGCTCAGTGCAAAATTGCAAATAGCTGTCATCGTTAAAATTAATGCTTAGGTGTTCATAGGTTTTCTTTGGCATATAACTTCCTTGTTTCAAATTTTAGATTATTATCGACACAGTATTCAGCAGCTAACTTCATGCCGCTAGACCATCCCAAATCAGTGTAAAATACGGTTAAAACATTGGGTAAATGCTTCCAAGCAAAACCAGCTTCGATACCCAGTTTACGCTCACTTGGTATGTCGTCATCAAGCACGTTTTCTTGGGTGTAAAGTAAATGGCTGGCATAAGGCGCTTCATTGCGCATCAAACAATCGTGCATACATTTTTGCGCATACTCGATGTTTCGCTGCCTGTCACCGGCGAATGGCGATTCGATAATAACTAATTTCAAAGTGGCATCTCCCTGCATAAATGCTTGTGTTTTTCGAACAATTCTTTGTAAAAATTAGCCTTGCCAATCTCTTGGGTAATATCGTCTTTACCGCCAGCGCGTAAACGATATTTTAAAAGATTGCCGAAACAGAATCCTCTGTATTCCTCGACAGTCATTGATGATGCGATTATTTGTATCGACTCTATGTCGTCAAATATCTGGTAGTGACTTGGGTTTTTAACTAAGTCCATTTGTTGCTCCACTTTAATTGTTGCGCATATTATATACAGCGTCGCCAACTATAATAGCAGCAAATACCATGTTTAGCTCACAGTTCATTTTTGTAAAGTACTCAGCACTTTAAAACGCCCAATCTTCTAACGTACCATACTCAAGCGCTGCAATTGCTTCGTAGTCGCGGTAATCAATGTTCATTTGTGCACTCGTTGTATGCGTAAACCAACGCATTAAAGTCTTTTATATTCATCGTAACAACACCATTACAGCCAATCTTGCTTGTGTTGTCGCATGCTGTTTTTATTGCATCTCGCAGCATCTTGTTTTGCTCGGTTAGTTTGTCGTGTGAGTTGATTGCGTGTGCAGCAGCTTTTGACGCCTTAAACTGATTCATATTGTAAACCTTACAAATTCTAGTATCGCTTATCGGGTTTTTGGAGTTAAATAAATCACCGTTATGACTTGCCACTGGCAGCACAAAAATATCACTCATTTTAATATCACTCATCTTCACAACTCCTATAAATCATTATTGAAAACTCGCTAACACTAAGCTGCTCATTAATATAATTATCAAGCGCTTTACGCAATATCTTTGTGTCAGTGTTAGCTAGTTTTATTTGAGATAAATCAGCAGCGTTAACTGCTGACATTGCTTGGGCTGCTGCGAGTTGTTTTGACTCGCAGTGTGTTGGTGGTAGGTCTAGCATTTAAGTAAGCCAGCATCATATAGTGTTTCGCAATATCTCTTGTATGCGTGACCAGCGCTTCCGTGCTTCATTTCAATTACACGCGCAGCTTCCTCAACCGCTTTTTGCTTTGGTGTGCTGGTGTCTATCTCGCGAGTCATTAGCTTAGCTTTTTTGCGAGAATACTCGCGACCATCGCTATCAACTACAACAACATATTTACTGCCGCTGTACTTAATAACACACGGCTTCCATACTAAAGGAATGCTAGACCCTCCACGAACAGCGAACTCTTGAGTGAATACTGGTCTTTCATTATCTTCATTGCTTGGTGTGTTTTGCTTAGGCTGGTTTGGTGATGGGCGCCATTTAGTGACGCCGTCATCCCAGATTAATTCGTCAACTCGATTGATGTATTTGCTTCCAGTTAAACCTTCCCACTCAATCAACCCACTAAAACCAGGCTTCTCACCTGTGTTTGTGCGCCATGCGAATGATGTAATAAACACGTTATCGTAAAACCATTCTGGAGTGAATTCATCCTCTCCATCATACCCGCCAACTATTAACTCGTTATCAATACTTGTTATTGTGCCAGACCCAGTTAGCTCTGCTGTGTACTTATATTTATCACCAATAACTACATCGCCACCAAAATCTTTAAACTCTTTTACTGTTATCATCTTTATATCTCCTTTTAGCTCAGGTATCCACTTAGCTTCTGACATTTCCTCGACACATTGGTCAAATTCTTCGATTGAGCATACAGCGTCGGGATAGTTTCGTGAGCACAAAGCCCAACCAGTTTTTGAGTCAAAACCTAAATAATTGAGCCACTTTAGTTTTCCTAGGGCTGCGTCTGCCCTTAACTCATTTGCCGCATCAATTACTGTTTTCATCTTTAAACCTCCATCGTTATTAATTATTGACAGATTAGCCGCAACAATGGATACTGTCAACAACAAAATAGCAAATAGTGGAGTTTTAGATTAATGATAAACAAACGTAAAAAACACGAAGTTACACCAATCGGTATCAATGCCGCGTCTGAGTATGTGCAGTCACAGTTGGAGGCCAAGAAGAAAGGCCGCAAGATGGGCGACAAAACGTCTCGCTCGCTTGTGTTGATACTGGCCTATGGTGCCGATGCCATAACAGCTAACGCAGCCGCTAATGATGATTACACAAAAGACCAATCTGCAGCACACCAGCTTAAATGGCGAGCGATTGAAAAAGTTAAAGCTATGGTTGCCGCAGGTCTTGAGTCTGTCAATTTGTCGCCAGTTTTGAGTGCAAAAAAGTTCAGCGACATAGCAGCGGACGTCAAATTTATGACTAAATGCAGCGACCAAGAATTAGCGGCAGTTAAAACAGTTGTTTGCTATGGTGCGCCAGTTAATGAAATTGAATCGTTTTGCGGTGTCGAGATTGCGCGTTTTGTGCAAATTTCCATAACATTAGCTAATACAACCGGTTAGTTTGATCGCCTCGTTTATGCTGATATCTATTTGTTGTAACGCCCAATTGTGCGGTACAATTGTAAATATCATCAATTACGACGCTGTGCGTGTCATCAATTCAAACGGGGCGTGTTATGGCGCAAGGAAAGCAACAGGTCATGAGTATGGAAAGTAGGATTGATCGTGTTGAAGCGGAACAAGATTATTTAAGAGAAAGTCTTGAAAAGTTAATCACGAGTCAAGAGAAACAGACATCTGAGATGCGCGAGAATACCGCAGCAATGATGGTTATGTGTCACAAGTTAGACTCTAGCACGGAGATTGGCAAGAAAGCGCTTGATAAAGTAGAGCTAAACTCTACGCGATTGACAAAACTTGAGACAAAAGAGTGTGAACGTATTCGCACAGAAAAACAAAACTTTGTCGGACTGCTTGCGATATCGGCTGGGTCGATAGCGGCACTGTTAAAAGCATTTGGAGCAATTTAATGCCAACCACAATCACGTCAACAGACTTTTACGCAGCAATGCCAGGTTATACTGACTGCCCATCTGTCATGGTAGATTTGCATATTGAATCAGTTGACAGCAAAGACGCATGCTTAGACGCAAACTATCCAAGCGGCACTATTAAGTTATTGAAATATTACTATATTGCAATGATGTGCAGTGCTGCTAATGGCGGTCAAAAGCAAATCACGTCACAGCGCGCACCAAGCGGTGCGTCTCAAGGTTATAGTTATTACGACCAAAAGTCTGAGCTTACACTCAAAAAAGCCATCGAAGCGCTGGACACGGCTGGCTGCTTAACAAGCATGTTGCCAGGTTCTAGATTCCAGATTGGCGCGACTGGTAAAGGTTGTAGGTGCTAATATGTCATCAATAGCACGATGGGCAAACACAGTTACAGCGACGATTTGGCGGCAAGGCGAAAAAGACGAGTTCGGCCGCTTTACATGGGCCGCGCCTGAGTATGTGCTTGTGTCGTATCGTTTGGGCGGCTCAGAGGAATACGCAGATTCAACAGGCGTTAAGTTTATGCCCAAATCAACGTTTTGGACTGAGATGTTAACTAATGCTGGCACATTTTTAGTTAAGCCTAGCCTAGGTGATAAAATACAGCTGGGTGAGCAAACAGGCAATCCAACGCACGAAGCCGAGACAATCAAAATGGTGCAAGTTGATGGCGCTGAAATGTTTGGCGTCAATGAAAAGCCTGATTACATGGTGGTGACGTGATGGCAGCAAAGGTAACTGGTGTTGAATTGGTTCGTAAAAACATCGGCAATCTAAAAGTACAGATTGATAAGAATACCGAAAAAACGCTGACAGCTATAATGATGACGGCGCGAACTGCAGTAATGCTAAAAACGCCTGTCGATACATCAACGCTCATTAACTCGATAGATTATCAAGTCAGTGCAAGAAGTGCTGTGTTATACTTCCGCGCAGGATTTTCTGACAAAACAGGGTTTAACTACGCGCTAAAGCTTGAAGAAAACGAAAACTGGACTCCACGCAAAAAACCAAATGCAGGGCCGCACTTTATGCGTGATGGTTTCGAGTCGCCAGAAGCTAAGTCTGATATTTGGTCGGTAATAAAAGCGAGCAACAACTTATGATTATTGAACAAATGGTTAGGCAAATATTACAAGATGGCGGGATGTTCGACGGCTGGACTGATATGTTTGGCGATGCACAGCCAGCGCCAAAAGTGCAACTAATCACGTTTGATGAGCAATCACTTGGCGATAGTCGCGGCATTATCATTCGTGAATCTGGCTCGATAGGTGGTGACTTCATAGGCCAAAAAGTAGCCGTGTCAATTTATTTTGTCGGTATCGAAGATAGGTTAGACGCAGCAGTGTGCAAAGACAGAGCGAAATCTATTCAAAACCTGTTTTTCGTGCAGCAAGAAAACAGTGATATAATAACTGTAAATCCGCAATCGTTCGCCTTGCCAGTGATGTTTACTGACTCAGGCAGGCCGATTGTAAACATTGAATTGGAATTATTAACAGATAGAGGGTATTGCTAATGGCATTACAAAATTGTAGCTCCGGCGATTATGCTGGTAAGACCGTCCCGCTTGAGTTTGCGATTGCTTGCGGCGATGTAGACCCAACAGCATTGACATTTTTACGACTTGGCGCTTTGACAGTTAAATCGTTCGAAGCGTCTATGGAAACGACATCAACGCGCACAGACACTGACGCTGGCGGTTATGCGTCAACGCTGGTTACTGGTGCAAACTTTAGCGTGTCAGGCTCTGGTAAGTGTAAAAAAGATGATGCAAATCACTTAGCGCTTGTTCAGGCATATTTTGAAAATGCAGCAGGCGAC